AAAAATGTTTTCTTTAGTCATAGTTTTTATAATTTTAAAAAAGTCATCTGTGCCTTGTCCATCTAAACTTGAATCAAAGATTTCATCTAATACTAATAAGTTTGTATTGACACTATTTTTCATCTTAGCAATCTGTCGCCAAGTAAATAATAAAGCAAGGTCTATTCTTAATTTTTCACCTTCACTAAAACTATTGTAATTAAAAGTATCTCTATGACGACTTTTAACTGTTTCATTAAATTCTTCATCTAATTGAAATGAAATAAAGAAGTCCATAGATTGTAAATATTGATTTATAAGTGTATTCATAATAGGTAAATACTTTTTAATAATTTTAGTTTTAGCACCCTTTTCTGATAATATTTCTCTTACTGTATCAACATAATTTTTTTCTTCACTAATTTTTGTTAATTCTGTTTGTGTATCTAATAGTTGTTGTGCTAGACTATCTAATTCTTCTTGTATTTTATTACTATCTTCTTTTTTATTTTCTAACAATACTATTTCATTGTGCAAATTATCGCTAAATCTTTTCATCTCAACAATAGAAGTATTTAATTTTGATATTTCTATATTTAAATCGGTTATTTTTTTAGATATAGAATTAAACTCTTTTAGTTTTGTTTCTGTTTGTACTATTTCTTCTACTAGTTTTTTCATTCCGTCATTTAAAGTTACGATTTTACCTTTTTCAAAAGCACGTTTTTCACCTCTAAATTCTGGTTCTAATGGTTGTGTGCAAGTTGGACAAGAGTCATTTTCTTCAAAAAACTTTAAACTTCTTTCGTGTGTTTTTAAATTTGTTTCAATTTTAGTTTCTAACTTAGATAATTCTTTTAATTTCTTTTCAACCTTTTCTTTATCTTTTATATCATCATTATATTTTTTAAAGTCATTATCTAAATGTTGTATTTTTTGTAAATAGGTTTTTTTATCATTTTCTATTTTATCAATTTGATCTTGTTTTATTTTTTTATCATCAACATTTCTGTTTTTAATCTCATTAAAATGTTTACTTTCTAATTCATATTTTGCTTGTATTAAATCTGCATTATGTTTTACTTCTACTATTTTTTTATTTAAATTTGATTGTTCTTCTCTTAGCATCCAATCCATATGTGAAAAAACTTTAATGTCTAATATTTCTTCAACTGCTTCTTTTCTATAACGAGATTTCATTTTCATAAATGGTTCATAAGAAGAAGAACCAAGTATAACAACCTGAACAAATGATCTATAACTTAATTTCATTATATTACGTTCTAAAACTTTTTGATAATCAACAGTAGAAGCATTTTGATTTACAAGTTCATCATTACAATAAATTTCAAAAATATTAGGTTTAATACCTCGTATAACTTTATATTGTTTTGTACCAACTGAAAAATCTATTTCAACTAAAGTATCGCCGTTATTAATAGTGTTTACTATTTGTTCTTTTTTAATAATTCTAAATGGTCGATTAAACAAAACAAAAGTAATAGCGTCAAGTAAAGTAGATTTACCTGAACCGTTTTTACCTATAATTAAGGTTGTATTAGATTTTGTTAAGTCAACTTCAATAAACTGATTACCAGTAGATAAAAAGTTTTTCCATTTTATTTTTTTAAATATAATCATTTTGAATAATGGTCGTTTGCTTCAATATAAGTTTCTTTAATAAACTCTTTTAACTTTTGTTTATTTAAATCTGTTTGTATTTGATCTACGTAATTATTTAAAAACGTAATGGTATCTTCTCCTTGATCTAATATATCTTCTCTTACACTAGTAAACATATCGCTTTGTACATCTTCAATAATGTTAACCTCGTGTACATTCATTTTATTTTGTAAACTATCTACTAGTTTATTAAACATATCTTCATTTGTTTTATTAGATACAAACAACTTTATAAAACAATTTTCATATGGTGTTAAATCAAAATTAGTATAATCTGTTTTTTTATCATCATAAATTATTTTTTTAAAGATTGTAAGTGGATTAGATATTCTTTCTAACTCTCGTGTTTCAGTATCAAATACGTGAAACCCTTTAGGACAATTATAATCTGACCACATAATCTGATATTGTGTTCCTAAATAATAGATATGACCATCATCTGATTTTTTATGAAAATGACCAGAAAAAACTTTTTCAAATCTTCTTAATTGTTCTCTTTCTAAACCGTGATCGTTTACAATACCATTGTGCATTTCAAATCCTTTAATCTCTAAATGACCAAAACAAATATCAGCAGTAGAGTGATCTATTGCGTGTACTGAATCTTCGTAATTGTCATCACATATCCAAGGTAAAAATAACATACGACAACCACCTATTTCTACTTCTTTAGGTCCTGTGTATATCCAAGGTTCGTTTACACCATCAAAAGTAGTAACAAGTTGTTCTATTGAATTAACTTCATTTGTATTCTTGTAATAAGTGTCGTGGTTGCCTAATATAATATGTGTATCTATTTTTAACTCCCACAATCGTTTCCAAAACTTCTTTTGAAAATTATGTGCTGTATTAAAATTAATAAACTTTCTTCTATCAACAACATCACCTAAATGAATAAGAGTATCAATCTTGTTCTCAATAAGATATGGAAAAAATATCTCATCATAAAAACGATTTTGATAACTTATAAATGCAGGTGAGTCGTTACGGCATCCGAAGTGTGTATCATTCAGTAATGCTATTTTCATAACTCATAAAGTAATCTAAACTATTTTTACTTTTTCTGACCCTCTTTTTTTTCTTCTTAATACTATCTGCTACTTTTTGTTGTTCTTCAATTGGCATATTCTTTTTAAGAAATTCTGTAAATTGATTTGTAAATTCCTTATCTTCACCAGGTTGAAGTGTCATATCATCATAATTAGATTCTGTAATAAGTCTATTTTTAATAGTTACTTGTTTCTTCTCTTTCTGTATTCTTCTTACAAAAGCGTAATATATGATTTGTGTAAAATATGCAAATGGATTATTTGATTTAGTTGGATTAAAGTTATCTAGGTATTGTAAACAGTTTTCTATACCATCACTAATCATATCATCTCTAAATGTATAGTTAATGAAGTTAGGTCTGTATGATAAATGATTCGCAATCTTTAAAAAACAACTACCAATATAATCTGTAACTGGTGGTTTAGGTAATTTTTCTCTTTTTGCTTTATTGACCATCTTACGATATTCGATCATTGCCTGCAAAAATTCTTTATTATTTACATAATGTTCTTTTTTTTGTTTGTTATTCATAATATATAATATACTATATTTTGTTCAAAATGTCAATGTTTTAAGTGGATTTTTTTAAAATAAAAATATTATTTTTTTCCTGTTTCAACATTGACATTTTCATTATTTTGTGTATAATGGAGCGTGTAGTGATTGATTGAAGGGAATAGCTATAGATAATATTATTAATGGATAGTTTTATCCCAATCTTCATCATCATATTCATCAAATATTTCATTAAGTTTTTCATTTTGTTCAGCAGATAATTCTTGTGTTGTGTATTTACTATTTTTGATCGGAACTGGTTTTTGATTGTAAGTATTGGCAATATTCATATAACTACTAGCCATCTCTACAGTCGCACTAGTTATTGTCATAATTTTATCTTTTGGAATAGTAATAATTTGATCTGGTGTATAAGAACACCATTTAATTAAAGCAATATAATCTTTAAAACCTGCCATTGTCATTTGAGGTACATACTTAATTAATAGAGGTCTCTCTAAACGCATTAGTTTAGAAGTTGTTGGTAATTGTTTATCACCTATAGGCAATATACAAACAACATCCTCACCGTTAATTAACTTTACTATTTTAATATTTTCTGTAGTATGGTGCATATTACTTTAACTCTACGTTGTGAATTTCATAATTAAAATCTTCTTCATTATAGATATTTATTCTTTCTCTAAAGTGTGCTAAAGTGTAATTTTCTTTTTCATTATACGTTAAATCATCTGAAATATCATATAACGTAGCACTAGAATTATTATCTTTTAACCGAAGACCACGCCCAATACTTTGGAGATTCCTAATCCTAGACTTTGAAGGACTAGCAAAAACAATATTGTGTAAGTTACGAATGTTAATACCAGTAGAAAAAGTGCCGTAACTAGCAATAATAATAGCCCCTTCCGACTTTTCTGTAATGAAACGAATCTTTTCTCGCTCTTCTGCTTCAACACCTCCATAAACAAAGAAAACTTTTTTCTCATCAGCTTTCTCCTCGATTAATTGCTTAAGTAGCATTCCGTGTTTTTCAACGTACTGAAACAGACATAATGTATTGCCTTGTAAAGACAAACATAGATTGCGTATATATTTATTCCGTTTTTCATTAGAAACGAGATAATCCATTTCTTCTTGGTATGTTTTATCTTTTAAAAAATGACGAGCAGTTTTATCGTGTTGTAATATTAAACAGAATATCTTTAGATCAGCAAGTTGTTTCTTTTCTTGTAATTCACTTGTTGATACAACTTTATTTACAGTACCAAATAAACCCTCTAATACTAACTTATGTGTTTTAGTTCCGTCTAAAGTACCAGTTAAACCAACTCTATATTTACATTTTTCTAATTTATTCATAATCTTACTTAAAGATACTGCTTTAAATAAATGTGCTTCATCACCGATCACCATACCAAATTGTTGAAACCATTTTTTAGGTAAATTATAGATTGATTGCCAAGTAGATATAATAACTCTTTTGTTTGTTTCTTTATCGTGTCCTTGATATATTCTATGTACGTTACGATCACTATTATAACCGTAATCTTTAAAGTCTTTAAATAATTGTTCTACTAAAGATGTTGTTGGTACAATAATAAGTATCTTATCTTGTTTACTTTCTTTTAATCTCAATAAATTAAAGATTAACATTAAGTATATAATTAAAGATTTACCAGAGGCAGTAGGAGATAATAATAAACATCTACTCTTTTTAATAGAGTGTACAAATGCTTCTCTTTGATAATCTCTTATTTCTATTTTAGGAATTTTAAGTGCTTTTAAAAACTTATCTATATCATCTTCTTTTACTGATACATCTTTTATTTTAGTACCATCTACAACTTGTACATCATTTTTCTTACACCAATCTATAATGTAAGGATAAAGTCCTGCATAGATTTGACCTGTTGCATAACTGAATAATCTAATTTTACCGTCCCAGACTCTACTACGATATTGAGGCATAAACTTAAAACCAGGTACTTCAAACGTAAAGTATTCTCCTAGTTCACGTCTAATATCAGCGTCAGCTTCTATTTTTAAATAGACTTCGTTTTTCTTATCTATGATTAGGTATCTGGTTGTAGTCATTAGAAAATAGATGATTGTAAGTCTTTAGAATCACCAACTTTACCTTTTAACATTATATTAAAGGCTATACTTATTCTATTTTCATTTGTCTGATTTGTAGGAACATAATGTTGTAACCAAGACGGAAAAAATATCATTCTATTTGTCAATGAATCATAACTTAAAACAGTTGCGTTATCTAAATTATCTTGTGTTTTTTTAGGATTTAAAACGACAGCTTGAGGTCTAGGATCGTAAAATACAATACCTGAAGATTTTTTTGATTCAACATAAAAAACACCACTTAATATATTATTAGAGTGTGTGTGAGGTCTGTGCATTTCTTTTGGTTTTAAAACATTAGACCACATATCAGTAATAACAAATTTTTCATATTCATATTTTAAATTATCAAATACTTGTTTTGTATATTGAATAATACTGTTTGTTAATACGTTATATGTTTTGATTGTATGTAAATTTGATTGACTTTGCCAATTAGACTTTTCAACATTGTAATTATTTAATATATCTTTTTTAATTAATGTTAAATTATTATTATCAATAACATCATCTATTAAAAATATATTTGTAGGAAATAATTTGTGTTGTTGCAATTTCATTAAATAGCTCCACTAGTAAACTTTCTCCAGTCTATAGCGTTCTTTATAGTAAAAGTTCTATTAGAAATTTGTCTAATAGTTCTATCTAAAAAATCAACAACTGTTTCTAAGTATTTAACTTTTTGAGTTGCTTTTTGTATTTCTTCGTCTGCTTCAATATACTTGTCAACGTCTTGTTTTAAAATTTTTAGATTAAAAGGTTTTTGTTGATATACTTGTGGGTCTGATTTACCTGTATAATATTCCCATTTAAATAATCGTATTGTTTTTAAATCATCTTCAGCACGTGTTAATAACAACTTAAACTTTGTTAAGTGTTTCATATATTTGTTATGTAACTGAGGAGTTTTTAAAGACTCTAAATCTAATTCAGTATCGTTAATCTTTAGGTCTTTTTCTGCTAGTTCTTGTATTTGTTCTAAATCCATAATATATCCATTATATCATAAAACACTCAAAAAATCAAGTTTTTAAGATGTTGTTATGCTTGTTCTACTTGCGTTTGTATTTGCAAAGTCGTATAGTTTATAATCAAATGTTACAGTTGCTGTTAAGTAATCTGTATCAGTTGCTTGTTGTGAGTATTGTAGTCCTGATAGAGATAGAGGAAATATATCTCTAAATCTAACTTCAACTACAGCATTGTTTTTACTTGTTAATATTGTTAGTGCTGCGTCTGAAAATAGACCACCTGTACTAGGGGCAGCAAACTTTGATCTTCCTGCGTCACCTAACACACTATTTTTTGATGTAGGAAATCTATCTGTACCAGAATCTAATAAATTTTTAAACTCTTGGTATCCTCCTGGAAATCCTAATCCTCTTAACCAACCGTGTATCTCTTGGTAGTTTTCTAAATTTTCATCTACTAAAAATGTTAATGCTAATCTCTCATAAGTTAACTTTTCACCAGGCATTGGTATATCTCTAAATGGTGTAGGTTGAACATAGTTATCTGATATTTGTATACCAGGTAAATTTACCGCTGTACAAAAGTATTCTACTTTAGGTAATTTAAGTACATTAAACTTAAACTTAGTAGGATCTGCATAATCAAGTTT